TGATAACTCTGCAACCAGCTTTGATGCCGGTGGCGGCAATCTTGATCCTATCCCTGACAACACAACCTGCATTGCCGCTATCGAGGAAGCAAAATGGGATCAATACGAAGGAGAAAATTTCATCAACTTGAAATGGCGCGTCATGCGTCCGGCAGAATATGCTAACCGCGTCATTTTCCAGAAGCTGAAGGTATTTGGCACCAATAAGGACAAAGATCCCAAAGCGACAGCCGACAAGGCCAAGCGGATGCTGGCGGCGATTGACGCAAACTGTGGCGGTAAGCTAATGGCGCTAGGCCGTGAGTTTGAGGACGCTGATTTGATGATTGCATTGGTCGGAAAGCCAATGGCTATCAGGGTACAACTTTGGGAAATGAACGGAAAATCTGGCAACTGGATTGGTGCGGTAGCCCCGGCAAAGGGACAGCAAGCACAGACACAGAGTGCGAAAGGAAAAACAGCACAGCCAGAAAAAAACAATCCTGTTGCTGCTGGAAGCTCTGACTTTGATGACGATATCCCATTTTAGCCATCAGCAGTCTATCTATTTGCAACGCGCCCCGTTGGGGCGCACAGGAGCATAAAATGACAGAGCAACGAACAAAAGAATGGTTTGAGCAACGCCGTGGGAAGATCACAGGAAGCGTTTCTGGATCGGCGCTAGGGATGAACAAGTATCTAAGCCCTGCCAAGCTATTGCGCCGAATGGTGCGCGAATTTCACGGGGCTGATAACGAGTTTAGTGGAAATATCTCTACGGAATACGGCGCATTGCATGAGCCAATGGCTATGCTGGCGTACTCACAAGAGACAGGAAATGCAATCCATGAGATTGGATTTATTGTAGCGCAAGAGCATGAATGGCTTGGCGCTAGCCCGGATGGTCTTGTTTTTGACGTAAATGGCCCCGTTGTCCTTGAAATAAAATGTCCGTTTGGTATGCGTAATGATGAAAACCCAGTATTCAAAACAGCACAAGAGCAGCCGCACTATTATGCACAAATGCAGATAGAAATGTTTTGTGCTCAAGCCTCTTTGTGCCATTTTTATCAATGGAGCGAAAAAGGGTCAAAACTAGAAGTTGTCCCAGCCAATCAGCATTGGCTTAGGGAGAACATTCCGAAACTGAAAGATTTTTATGATTTGTTCTTGTCTGAAATTAACAACCCTGAGCATCTAGGGCCTGTCTTGCCGGAAATTGATGGCGTAAAAGAGTCGCTCTTGCTTGATGAGTATGACCAAGTTTGCGCCGTCATTGATAGTGCATCGGCTCGCAAAAAAGAAATATTAGAGACGCTGGTATTGCGATGCGACAGCAGACCAAGCCTTGTCTGCGGGCGAAAGTTGTCGCTCATCAATCGCCCCGGCGCTATTTCCTACGCAAAAGCATTTAAGGATTTGATGCCAGATGCCGATCTATCGAAGTACATAGGGAAGCCAACAGAATATTGGAAACTAGGCTAATAGATCATGCAATTACGCCCATATCAACAAGACGCTGTTGATGCTGCTATCGCATGGATGCGTAAAAGCACAGAGCCTGCTATTCTTGAGTTGGCCACTGGCGCTGGGAAAAGCCTGATAGCTGCCGCCATTGCCAAATGGATAGCCGAACGCGGAAAAAAGGTGCTGATTTTGCAGCCATCGAAAGAGCTTACAGAGCAAAACGCTGAAAAATACCGCGCTAGTGGAAATACCTGTAGTGTATTTAGCGCCAGCGCTGGCAGCAAATGTATGAGGCACCCATCCGTCTACGCTACACCAATGAGTGTTGCTAACAGCATATCGCGGTTTGGCGATGCGTTTGGTGCGGTCATCGTTGACGAAGCGCACATGACGACCCCGACCATCCGCGACATTATCACCCATTTACGCAACAAAAACCCATTGCTACGAGTCATAGGCATGACAGCTACCCCATACCGAATGGGTAGCGGATATATTTACCAATGTGACCTAAGTGATGGAAAAAACATCGTATTGGATGACGAAAAAACGACTAACCCCTACTATCACGCCATGCTGTACCGGATTACCACCAGAGAGCTGATCGACATGGGATTTTTAACGAATGCCCACGCCGACCCATCCGCTATTGCTTATGACACGTCCGGCATGCAGCTCAACAAAATGGGTCAATTTGATGCTGCCCATATTGAGCAGGTATTCGAGGGGCAGGGCAGACTGACGGCTAGCATCGTTGCTAATGTTGTTGCCCATAGTGCAGGGCGTAAAGGTGTTATGTTATTTGCATCTACCGTACAACATGCTCGTGAAATCATGGAAAGCCTACCGCCAGACAATAGCCGGATGATTGGCGGCGATGTCAACATGGCAAAACTCGACCGTGAGAAATTGGTCGACGACTTCAAGGCTATGCGGTTTAAATACGTTGTCAGCGTGGGGACATTAACAACTGGCTTTGATGCGCCTCATGTCGATGTTGTGGCCGTGCTTCGGGCAACTGAGTCGGCAGCGTTGTTTCAGCAAATAATTGGCAGAGGATTGCGGTTATCTGATGGAAAAGCCGACTGCTTGGTGCTTGATTATGCGCAGAATATTGAGCGTCATAAGCTACAAGGTGATCTATTTACGCCTGAAATTAAAGCCTATAAGGCCACCTCTGGTGGAAAAATGGAAATAAAATGCCCTTGGTGCAGCATGACTAACCTGTTTACCGCTAGAAAAAATCCAGATGATTTAAAATTAGACCATGAGGGGTATTTTATCGACCTGGCAGGAAATAGAATCTTCACAGATAGTGGGCAGCCTTTGCCAGCGCACATGGGAAGACGGTGCCAAGGATTCGTGCCATCAATATTAAATAAGGGCAGCTTGGATAGATGCGAATACCGCTGGTCTTTTAAAGAATGCCTTGAAGAATCTTGCAAACATGAAAATGACATAGCCGCCCGTTATTGTGAAAAGTGCAAGGCAGAGATCATTGACCCCAATCAAAAATTGCAGCTTGAATATGCAAAAGTTTCTGCTAATCCTAATGCCATAAGAACAGAAGCTATTAAGTTTTTTAATGCTCAGCGGACAGTAAGTAAGTCAGGGAGGAGAATGATTGTCTGTGATTACTCAACAGAAACAGCCAATTTTAGAATATGGTATATGCCAGAGCCTAGCATCGCGCCAGCGTGGAGGAAGTGGAAAGAGCTTAATGTCGCAATTTTTGGCAGAGATCAGTCAATTGCCGCTGATGTTGATGAATTCATTGATCGTTATCATTTTCACTGTCCAACGACAGTAACTTTTAGAAAGCAAAAAGACAGCAGTTTTTATGAGGTGATAGGGCACAATAGAGAAATTGACTTGGAGTCATAGCAATGATTTTTAATAAAAGTGCGAAGTTTTTAGTTTACGGTGATACCAGTTATCGCGGTGAATGCCCGAAAGAAGATGCAGAGCTAATTACATTCTTCAATGAGCTAAGAAAATTGCATCCACAGCTTTCCGCTATAGCCATCCATCCAGATAATGAAGGAATCGTCATAGGCACTGGCCATCAACACCATATCCGAAAAAAATCTAAAGGCGCAGTAAAGAAAGGCGCATCCGACATTATCATTATTGGCAACCCAACATTTGTATGTGAACTAAAAAGGCGTGATCATACAAAAAGCCATTGGGAGGATGGCCAGGCTGAATTTCTTGAAAATTGTGCAGCAAGAGGGGCTTTTTCATGTGTAGCATTAGGATATGAAGCGGCATTTGCAGCACTGAATGATTATTTATCACGATATAAATAAAGCCACTTCTGTGGCTTTTTAATTCATGCCTGCATTAGTACGCATATCCACGCGATAAACGTCAACAGCATAGCCAGCGCAATAAGCCCGTAAATGCTATTGTCTTTCTTTTCTTCGGTGTGTCCAGCCGGGAAAATATGCTTGCATTCAGTGCATAGGCATTTATTGCAGGCTTGATACAGCGTTGCTGGGGCATAACACAAAGGGCAGATTTGATTCGTTTTTATCTCCGGTAATCGCTATTATTGCTGTTGCCAAAGCATGACCCA